CCTAAAAGATAGTCTTCGAAAGTTTTAGGAATGTCAGAATGTGCAGAAGCACCCATTTGCATTGATTCCCACGTATTAAAAAATTGACTTCGGCAAAGTTGCATATTTACTTGTAAATCATTGGTTTGCAAGATTTTTTCTGTCAATGTAACAGTTGAACCAGCAGCGTCAAAGTCGCAAGTTGCGTTAGCTAATAAAGCTGAAGTTGAAAGGTTTTGAAGAACCTCTTTAAATTTGACGTTTGGAAGTACGGTAACGCCACCGTTTTCGATTGTTGATGCACTTAAAAGTGCTGCTGAAATGTACTTCGAAGCGAATTGACCGCTATAAGTAGTACCAGCAATAATTGGATTTGCCATTGTTTAAATTATTTATTTATTAAAATTTGTTATTTACTTAATTTTGCAAACACTCTATCTAAAGTAGTTTGTGGTCTGTTTTGACCGTACTTAATGTCATTCGTGTTTGTCTTGTTTTCTGGATTGTGTGCAATAGGTTTAGCAGCTGGTTCTTCGTTAGAAAGTTCAACTTCTTCTTTTGAAAATTCTTCTTTGTTGTTTATTTTAGAAAGATGTTCTACATCTGCTTTAAGTTCTTCGTTTTCTTTTTTCAAAGCTTCGATTTCAGAAAAGAAAGTTTCTTTTACGATTGATTCAACAGTTTTCTTGACAGGTTTTTCTGTAGCCATTTCTTCTTCGATCACTTCGTCTTTTACTTCAACTTCTTCTTCTACTTCTACTTCTTCTTCAACTACTTCTTCTTTCTTGATTTCAAAGATTATACCTTCTTCTTTGATTACAAGAATTTCGCCTTCTTCTCCGTCAAGTTTATACTCACCTTCTGGCATTGGTATTCTTTGGTCATCTTCTGTAACAATTACAACTTGAAAACCAGCAGCAAATTCTTCTGCTTCGATTCGTGTTTGTCCGTCTTCTAAACGACGTTCTGCTAACTTAACTTCCATTCCAAGAAGTTCTCTTACTTTGTTTAATATTGAATTATCTTTCATTTTATTTATTTATTCGTGTTTATAGATTTTTTCTTAAATTGTCTTGCATTTTTTTGTATTTAGCAATAGGCAACTTTAAGCCTAAATCTTTTGCTGCTGCTTCTGCTTTTTGTAAATTCTTATCAAATATATTTAAAAGGTTCTGAGCTTTTTTTACTTTTGGCGCTTTGCTTTTTTCTGCTTTTGCAACTTCTGCTTCATAACCTTCTATTTGATTTTCATTACTTTTCAAAGATTTATTAGCATCTTCAAGCTGTTGTTTAGCTGCAATAAACTTATCTTCTAAATCAAAATACTTATCTGAAGCTTTTTCACGATTTGTTAAAAGTTTTTGTCTTGCTTTTACTTCTCTATCAACAACCTTTTGCATATCCGACATACGCTTATTGTCTTCTTTCAATCCGTTTATAATATCTTCGCCTTGGTCTAACGCTTTATCTAAATCGTCAATAAGTCCAAGTTCTACTTTTTGTGAAGCTAATTTTGTGAAATTGTCCTCTTTAGCAAGTTTGCTAAATACTTTGTTCAATTGTGGGTTCATACTATAATAACTTTATTTTAAATTGTTTGTTGCATTTTCGTTTTTAATTCGCTGCTATACAAGCCGTACAGTCTGCATAAACACTAACAGAATTAATGTGTAAACCTTCGCCAGTATGTACTTCTGTAACTGTATAACAACCGTCGTGGTGTGAGTTTTCAAATTGAACGTAGTAAACGTTGCCTATGGTTAATTCGCTTCCGTGTATATGTACGTTGTGGTGATGACCTGTAGTGCAATGTGTTATTTTATACTTGTAAGCATCTGTAGTATCTTCTTTAGTTATGTTGCCTATTCCTTGCGCCCATATTGAACCGTCGCAACAGTCTATGCTATATGTTCCGTTTTTACATAGACAAGCACGTGTGCCTCCTAATATACCTGTTCTACTACTTTTCAATTTGCTTTAGTTTTGATTCTGCCCAAGTCTTCGCACTTTTACCACCCCACAATAAGTAAGAAATATAACCACAAGATTCTTTGTCGCCTTGATCATAGTAAACTTCTGCTCTACTTAAATACGAAAACATACGTTTAATTGTTTTTTCGCTTACAGGTTCACCGTTTGCTAATTGTTGCGCACGTACCTTACCTACTTGTGTAGCACATTTGTTGTTTACTGCTTTGTTTAAGTCTATGCCACGTTTTGCATTGTTGCTTACGCTTTCTGGATAGTCGCTATAACTTTCTAATTCTTCTTTACTTAAAAGTTCTTTTAGTTCTTCTACTATAAACCTTTTTTCAAGGTCTTGTAAAGATTCCGTGTTTAAGTCGTACTTGTCTGCAAAGTAGCCTTCTATTGAAAAGCCTTTTACTTCGCCATTCTTCGCTTTTTCGTAGATTTCGTCATTATCTATTTTCATAGAAACCATCCACGTACCTTTTGGCATTTCCATACCGTAAAGTGCAGACTTGTCTTTCTTTGGGTCTTCTACTATCCAACTTTCTGTGATATAAGTACCGTCAACTTTTTCATTGTGTTCTAAAGTTGCGTTATGGTGGTTAGACTTCTTAAAAAATAGTTCTGAAGCTTTGCGTACTGTGTCTTCTGAAAAGTAAATATAGTATTCTTCGTCTGTCTTGTCGTTACGTCTGTAAATTTGTTTATTAGGCACTAAAGCTGCACCCATAAGTATACGCTTTTCGCTATCTACTTCTTTAAGTAAGACTTCGTGTTTATTTAGTGCTACAAAGTTTTCTTCTATTGCTGGTGATTCTACAACGGATATTGCTTCAATTCCAGCTTGATCGTCAGTTAAATCTAAAACCAATTCTACTATCTTCATATTATAATAACTTTTAAAGTGTTAAAGTGTTGCATTTTGAACACGGTTACGGTCTAACGCTTGTGCAGTTGTCACTTCGCCACTAACTACGTAAGCTTGTGTTGGTTGTTGCTGAAGTTGTGCAAGTTGGTTTACGCCACTATCACCGACAACGTTAAATTGTGGTGCGCCACCGCCTCCAACATCTGGCGTAGGTGTGTCAACACCTGTACTTGTAGATTCAAATTTAGAAGAAGCAATTTTTGCAATATTCATAGCACTTGTTGTTGCAGCAAATGCAAGTGAAGCAATACCAGCTGGATTCGGTACAGGTCCTATTGCAATAGGTGATTGAGCAAGTGAAGAATTTATTGCTTTTGCAGCATCTATAACCGCACCACTTAATTGTAAAGCCTTGTTAAACTTAAATTGTTTTCTTGCAAGTTTTTCCTCTGCTTTACTTCCTTTTTCAAGCTTTGACATTTTATTAGAAAAAACTAAATCCGATAATTGTTGCAAAGCATCTGCACCTTGTTTTGCAAATTCAAAATTTTGTTCTATTCGTTTTTTTTCGTCTTCTGCTGCTTTGTCATCTAAAGCTTTTTTTGCATCGTAAGCCGCTTTGTCATATTTTAAATTTATATCATTTTCTTCGTTTGCTCTTGCTATTTCAATTTCTAATAATGCCTCTGCATTGCCTTCTGCTAAAGTTTCAAGTCTGAAATATTTGTCTTGTACTGCAAGTAATTCACGTTCTTGTTCTGTTAAAGTATTTTGGTAGTTTTCTTCAGCAAGTGCTTCTATTTCGTCTTGGAAAGCATTATTAAAAGCATCAATCCTGTTTTGCGTTTCTGTTTGTTGCCTTTCAAGTTCCGCTATAAAATTATCTACTATCTTTTTATGGGAGTCCATTTCTTGCTTATCGTATAAATCAATAAGCTTTTGTTTTTCTTTTCGTGTTAGGTTAGTAGCTTTTAAAGTGTCTTCACGTAGTCTATCAAATTTCAATTTGTTTTCTACTATTTCTTTTTTACTTCCTTCCTCAAGCAGTTCTACTTGTGCGTTTTGTATTTGTCTTGTAGCGTTTATTCGGTCTGTTGCGTATTGTTTAGCCTTTTCTGTTTTTTCTTTGTCAAGTTCAATAAGTTGCGTTTCTAAAGCAATTATTTGTGCTTGTTTCTCAATAGCCGCACCGCTTCTTTCAAATTCTTTACCTTGAATTTTAGCTAATAGCTTGAATTGTGTATCGTAAAGGTCTTGAGATGATTTTAGAGCCGAAATGTCCGCCTGTATTTGTTGCCTTCTTAATTCAATTGTGCTCTTACCAAGCGCCTCAAGTTGTTTAATTTCAGCATCACGTAAAATTTGTTCTGCCTTTTGGCGTTCCATTTGCGCAATGTTTCTTTTCCTCCGTTCTTCAGCAAGTTCTTCTTCTTTGAAGTTTGTTATACCTAAAAAGTCGCCTACGCCTTTTAACCCGTCAATAGCTACGTCAATAGCATCCGTAAACACCGCAAAATATCCTATTATACCTATTATTGCAGTTGCTAATAAAGCTAAAGGATTTGCTTTTACAATAAGGTTAAATACCTTTGTCGCTTTTCCAGCAAGACCTATGCTTTTTGAATATTCTAAAACACCTTGAACGCCTTGTTGTAATGCTAAAGCGCCTTGTACTTTTAAAAGTGTTTCTTCTAAAGCTTCACTTTCTGTACCTACTAAAGCCATTGTGCCTTGAACCGCTGCAAAGCCACTTGTCGCACCTGTAAGCGCACCTCCTAACTTTTGGCTAAATGTTCCCGCTGCTTGGTCTACTGCTAAATCTGTTTGTATTTGTACCTTGCGATAGTTACCTACACTCTTTAAAAGTTCTTGGTATTCTTTAGATGCCGTGTCACCCGCCAAACTTAACTCGTAAAGCCTGTCTTCAGCCTCTCCCATTCTTGTAGTAAGCGGTTGTAGTTCACCGTAGACTTCTTCAAATGTTTTGTTTAAGCCTTCTACAGAATCGTTTGCAACGTTTGTTGCTTTTGCAAAGTTTTCAAAGTCTTTTGCTGCTTCGTCTGCATTGTTGTTTATGTCAATGTTTATCGTTCGTTTTTCTGCCATTGTTTAAGTCTTTTTTTTAACACTTGTTCACGTTTCTTTTGCTTGTAGGTTTCCTTAATTCCTTTGGGCATAGCGTATAATCCTTTTGCTACTTGTATGTTGTAGCTTTCTTCTATGAAGTCGTCTATCTGTAGTAAGTCTATTATGTTCTTTAGCATTACGGTTGTTGTTGTATAAATATTTGGTTAGCTACTTGTGTGCCGTCTGCATAATCGTAAGTAACAGTCAAAGTGTAAATAGCTACATTGCCTTCTTCGGTTCTTAATCTTATAAAGTCTTCCGTGTTTATGTAGTCTGCATCGTCTTCGGTTACGATCAATCCAAGCGTATCTGTATTTTCTGGTATGCAAACTTCTACTGTGCCGTCTGTTGTTAGTGTGCTTGGCGTTATTGTTACACCAGCATCGCTTGTAGTTATCGTTGCACTTACTGCACCATTCGGAAATAGTATTCTAACGTCTAAACATTGTGCATCGTCTGAAGGTTGCAAAGGTTGTATAGGTTTGCCACCTCCTTGACTTATAACCTCTGTAAAGTCATTTAATAAAGTAAAGTTTACTTCACCTGTTGTAAGGTTTGACTTCATATCGTTAATCATATAACGCTTGTCTCTAATTATAAGTCTGTCGTTTAGCTTTAGGTTTGTAAGTAGGCTTATAGGTAGGTTCGTCTTTACGGTGGTTTCTCTGTTCTTTAAATTGAACAAATTAAGTAAGTAAGGTTCGTAATAAACTGAATACAAAGTATTCGTAACAACTTGACCTAAAAGACTGCTTATTTCTGCATTGAAGTTTAGCGTAAAATTATCTGTTCCGTCTATTAAGTCTTGACCGAATGGCATATAT